GGAAAAGATAATTATGTTTAAATTAAGCACACGATCAATCGACCGATTAGACGGCGTAAATCCAAAATTAACATCAATCGTGATGGAGGCAATCCAGCTAACTAAAATTGATTTTGGGGTTATTTGTGGTGTGAGAACCATTGAGGAGCAGAAACGTCTTGTTGAAATCGGAGCATCACAAACAATGAGTAGCAAACATTTGGTGGGTAATGCGGTAGACCTAATGGCCTATGTTGATAGCAGAGCGTGTTGGGAGTTGAATGTCTACGATGATATTGCAGATGCCATGAAAGAAGCGGCACAAGATGCAGAGGTTAGTATTCGGTGGGGATGTGCATGGCACATTAATAACATATGCGATTGGGATGGAACAATGGAGGAGGCTATGAATGCCTACATTGACTTCAAGCGGATATCTAGTAAACGCCCGTTTTTAGACGGACCACACTTTGAATTGACATAAAAAACCATGGATGATCTTTACTTTTACAATAATTTGATTAAGAATATACGCGAACGGCAAAAATCATTGGAAGAAAGTCTGTGTTTTGGCTCTGTTCCCGATTTTACCGCCTTCAAGGAGTTGCGAGGTAGACTCGCCGAACTTGCTATAACTGAACAGGTTTTAAAAGACCTGCTGAAAAAGGTATCAGATGAATAAAATTTTAGTACCCGAACATGTAGCAGAAGAAGAGCAACAGAAACAAGAAACATTAGACAAAGCCTATGTAAAAAAAGAGGATCTTTACTT